CGCCGCAAGGCGCAACGGCCGAAGAGGCGGGCGACCGCCGAAGCAGACCAAGCCGCTCCCATAGTGGGGCGGCTTTTTTGTCGTCAAATCGAAGCCAGCGCGGAGCGTCAAAAAACCTTTTGACGGCTGCCGCTCTTTTATGGCGGCCGACAATCCCTTCCTCGAAATTGACGTCGCGACGCTCACCACGCTCAAGAGCAAGGTGCTCGACGCGATCCAGGCTTGCCTGCTCAACACAAGCTACAGCTTGAACGGCAAGTCCGTCACGCGCGCCGATTTGAACACGCTCAACAGGATGCTGGGCGACATCACCGACGCCATCGAGTACCAGAACGGCAACACGACCGACACGACGTTCGTCAGCTTCACGGGCAATTGATTATGCAGACCTTCGACGCGACCCAAGTCATCCGCAATCGGCCGTGGTTCGAGCGGGCGCTCGAGACCATCGCGCCGCAGGCCGCGCTGCGTCGGCTCCAGGCTCGCGTCGAGACCGCGCTGTTTTCCTACAACGCCGCGCAGACGAACCGGCTTTACGCGCCGATGCAGTACGGCCAGCCGAGCGAGTCCTCGCAGACGGTGCGCGAGCGGGTGGTGATGATGTGGGAAGCGCGGAATCTGGTCGAGAATTGTCCCGAGGTTAAGGAGGTCTCGCGCAAGTTCGGCAATTACTTAACCCCGACCGAATACTCGGCAACGACTGGAGACCGCGACTACAACGCCACAGTCAACGAGTGGTTCCACGCTTGGTGCAAGCAGGCCGACGCGACGGGCCGCAACTCGTTCCGCAAGCTCGTGCAGCTGGCCGCGGAGAATCGGCCGGTCGACGGCGACTGCGGCTTCGTCATCCGGCGCGTGGGCGATGAGCTGAAGCTCCAGCTGGTGCCGGCGACCCGCATCGGTAATCCCAACGAGATGGGGCTCGACTCGGAGAACTACTTCGAAGGCGTGATCACTAACGACTTCGGCGTGCCGGTCGCGTATCGCATCTATCGCGTGACCCGCGAGGGCGTTTACTTCGGCGCCGAGGACGTTCCGGCCGGCAACTTTTGCCACTACTTTGACCCGTTCCGCGTCGACCAGTATCGCGGCGTCACCGACTTTCACGCGGCGATCCAGACGGCGCGGATGCTGCACGAGATCCTCCAGGCCGAGAAGGCCGGCGTGCGCTTCGCCTCGCAGCAGGCGGCGTTGGTCTTCACGGACCGCGGCACGGCCAACTCGCGAAACCTCTTCACGCCGACGCCGAGCGCGGTGCTGCCGAGCGGCCAGCAGCAGAAGAACGAGCTCTCGGAAGTCGGGATGATCAAGTATCTCGGCCAGGCTGACCGCGTCGAGACGATGCCGGCGCGACCGAGCACGGCGTTTACGGGCTTCATCGCGCATCTGATGCACGAGCTCTCGATCGCCGTCGGCATCCCGAAGGGCGTGCTCTTCGGAACGCAGGATTACGCCGGTCCGAGCGTGCGCGCGGAGTTTGCCGCGGCCGACCGCGTGTTCGCGCGGCACCAAGGCGTGCTGGTCGACAAGGTGCTCGACCCGATCAAGAACGCGGTGATCTTGGACGCCATCGCCCGCGGAGAGATCCCGGCGCCTCCGGCTCGCGCCGGCGAGACTCCGGTGCAGGCGCTCAAGCGCGCGACCCGCGGCGAGTGGCGCTTCCCGCCTAAGCTCACCATCGACGTTGGTCGCGAGAGCCAAGCCAATCTGAACGAGAACCGCCAGGGCGCGAAATCCTTGCAAGAGATCGCAGCCGAGCAGGGCACCGACGCCTTCACGCGGCTCGAGCAGATCGCGGCGGAAGCGAGCTACGTCAAGGAGCTCTCCGAGCGCTACGAGATCCCCGAGACGGCAATCCGCCTCGTGACCAACTCGCTTCCCAGCACGCCGGCTGCCGCTGCCGCTACGGGCGATAACGTGGCGAGCGCCGCCGCGGAGGCGCAGGCGGAATCCAGCGCCGCTCCCGAGGACGAAACGCCAGACCAGCCGCTCACGCCGGCCGAGCTTGCGCGCTTTGCCGCTGTCGACCTGACGCCGACCGATGCGATGGCAGCCGAGGCGAAGCGCGGCCTCGAGTGGCGCGAGAAGTTCAACCGCGGCGGCACGGCAGTTGGCGTCGCTCGCGCGCGCGACATCTCCAACAAGGCCAGCCTATCGCCCGACACGGTGCGCCGGATGGTCTCGTATTTCGCGCGGCACGAGGTGGACAAGCAGGGCACCGGCTTCTCTCCTGGCGAGGACGGCTATCCTTCCGCCGGCAGGATCGCGTGGGCGCTCTGGGGCGGTGACGCTGGCGCCAGCTGGGCCCGCGCGAAATCCGAGGCGCTCAAACGCGAGGAACTGAATCGGCCGACGAACGTCGCCGATGCGCTAGAGGCTGGGCGCAATCGCGCGAAGCGGCCGCTAGAGCGGCTGGCTGACAAGGCGACCAAGCTCGCCGCCGTGCGCGAGAAGCTGGGCCATAACGCGAAAAGCGAGGCGCAGATCGAGCAGGCGCTGAAGCCGTTCGGATTTCAGCCTAAGCCAGTCGTGGCGCCGCCTCCTCCCGCTCCGATCGTCTCGCTCTCCGACGCGCGCAAGATGCTCGCCGAGAAGGCAGATGCCGAGAACAAGCTGACCGCGCTCTTCGCGAGCGTGACTGACCGCCGCTCCAAGATCAAAAGCCTCCGCACCCATTGACAATGCATAGCGTTCTCGACGCCATCATCACGAGCAACGAGCAGCTGGGCCAGCGGGCCGAGGAGTTCGCGCAATTGCTGGTCGAGCACGACAAGACGCTCGACGAACTGCTTGAGCGAATCGGCAAGACGGTCCCGGAGATTCGCAAGGAGCTAGAGTCCAAGCTGACCGAGGCGGTGCCTGGGCTCGTCTCGGACGCCTATGCCAGATACAACGAAGACCTCGAAGGCCGTTGCCGTGCCGCGCTCGCCGAGTCGCAGACGAAGCTCGAAGCCGTCCGCGCTGAGATCGTTGGTCTTGCTCAAGCGCAGTTCTCCGAGGCCGAGAAGCAAATCGGGCTGACCGCCGAGCAGATCGAGTCGCGCATCCTCGGCACGCTGACGGAGGCCGCGAAGGAGCGCATCACGAAGCTCGAGCGCGGGCTGATCATCGAGATCCAGCACGCGGTCAACGCAGCGCTGCCGAAGCAGGAACTGGCCGCGGCGCCGACGCTGATCGACTCTTACCGCGGGCAATGGAAGGAGGGGATGGTCGCGCAGCGCGGCGATCTGTTCTCGTGGTACGGCTCGACCTATCTCGCGCTCGAGGACACGAACGACACGCCGGGGCGCAAGAACGTCGGCACCGCTGGCGCGAAGTGGGCGGTGATCGCCGCGCGTGGTGCAGGTGGCGGCGGCGGTGGCGGCGGCGACTCGCTGCCTTCGCAGGCGGGCAACGCGGGCAAGTTCCTAAAGACCGACGGAACGACCACGCTTTGGGAAACGATCCCTGGCGGCGGCGATATGCTCGGCGCGAACAACCTGACTGACGTTGCGTCCGTCACGGCTGCCTTCGCGAACATCAAGCAGCCGGCGAGCACGAGCGCCTCGGGAGTCGTCACCTTCGCGACCTCGAGCGAAAGCGCCGCGCTGAAGGCGGTGCAGGCAAACGACGCGCGTCTCTCCGACTCGCGCACGCCGACCGCTCACGCCTCGACGCATCAGACCGGCGGCAGCGATCCGATCGACTTCCCGGTGGATTCGGTCTTTGGCGCGACCAACACGATCACCCAGGTCGACTACTTCTCGCTCAACACCTCAAGCACCGCGAGCGTCACGACTGCCAAGGCCGTCTGGAACGCGACCGAGGGCGCCATCGAGGTCGGGCTCAACTCGAGCGTCAATGCGCTGCTCGGCGTCGACGCGCACGTGCAGGTCTACAACCAGAGCGGCTCGCCTTTCACGAAGGGTCAGGTCGTGCGGCAGGATGGCTCCTCCGGTACGCGGCTGAAGGTGGTGCTCGCGCTGGGCACCGACGATACCAACTCCGCGACCACCATCGGCCTCGTCGCGCAGAGCATCGGGAACAACTCGTCCGGCTTCATCATCACGAACGGCCTCCTGCGTGGCATCGACACCAACGCCTTTAACGAGGGCGACACGCTCTGGCTCTCGGCCACGACTCCAGGCGGGCTCGTCAACACGCGGCCGACGCAGCCGAATCACTCGGTGCGGAT